TACGGTTCCGACCGTTAATGCTGGTCAAATAAACGCAAGTACTGTCGGCAATGCTACGACAAATTATAGTGGCGTTAATGATACACTAACTGGAACTACCACTGTACCTACAATAAATGTAGGTACAATTAATGCTAACTTGATCGGCAATTCAAACACCACATATATTGGTGATAATATTTTAATAAGTGCAAACATAGTTGTGCCTATTGCTAACATAGGAACTATAAACGCAAGCACTATTGGTAATGCTACAACAACTTATAGTGGCGTAAGCACTACATTAACAAGTGCAGTGACAGTTCCAACTGTTAATGGCGGTCAAATAAATGCAAGCACAATAGGTAACGCCACCACAACTTATAGTGGCGTAAGCGAAACTTTAACCAGTGCAGTTACGGTTCCGACCGTTAATGCTGGTCAAATAAACGCAAGTACTGTCGGCAATGCTACGACAAATTATAGTGGCGTTAATGATACACTAACTGGAACTACCACTGTACCTACTATAAATGTCGGAACATTAAACGCTAGCACAATTGGTAATTCAACATCAACCTATAGTGGTGTAAGCGGAACTCTTTCTGGAACTTTTGCGGCAAATTCGTTTACTGCGGTGACTGTTTATGCAGGTACGCTTGGTAATACAAATGCTCTTTTCACTGGTTATCTTACTACTGCTTCTCAGCCAAATGTTACTAGTCTTGGTACCTTAACAAGTCTAACTGTTACAAATACCATAGCAGCAAATGCTTATACCGCTAACGCAATGTATGCTGGTACACTTGGTAACACAGGAACAACTTTAACTGGAACGCTGTCAACTAATGCTCAGCCTAATATCACTTCTGTTGGACAGTTAACTTCACTTAATGTCACTGGAACCACTGCTACTAATTTAATAAATGCAGGTCAAATAGGCAATGCAAGCACTACTGTATTGGTGGGTACATTAGGAACTGCTGCCGCTGCACAAGGAAATATCACTTCTGTCGGACAGTTAACTTCACTCAATGTCACTGGAACCACTACAACTAACCAGTTACAAGCAGGACTACTAGGAAATAGTGGTTCACTGTTACAAGGCACTCTTATTACTGCTGCTCAGCCAAATATCACGAGCACTGGTACACTTACTTCTCTTAATGTTACTAATACCGTAACAGCAAATATTCATACTGGCGCTGCTGTTTATGCAGGAAATATAGGTAATACTGGCGCAGCCCTAACTGGTGCGACACTTAGCCTTAGTGGACAAGCTAACCTAGCAAATACTGCTGTTAGCAGCGTATATATTACAGGCGGCGTTTACTGGCAAGGCAATGGTAATCCAATTGGATCATATAGCCCACTAGCAATCGCTGCTGGTGGCAATACTATGTTGCAGTTTAATAATGCTGGCACAACATACGGTTCAACTTATCTACAGTATAATATTGTTAGTGGAAATCTTATAAGCAATAGTACAACAACTTCTACTTCTACAACAACTGGCGCTATTGTTGTTCCAAGCATCGGCGTAAGTGGAAATGTTAACGCAAATGCATTTTACAGTAACTATTTCTTATATTCAAATGGCGCAACTATTGTTACTCCTCCTAGTGGGGCCAACACTTTTATCCAATTTAACAGCAGCGGTTCTTTTGGCGGCGCAAATTATCTACAATATAATATTACTAGCGGAAACCTTGTAAGCAATAGTACTACTATAAGCACAAGCCAAATAACTGGTGCCCTTGTTCTCAGTGGAGGTATAGGCGTTGGCGGAGCTATTAACGCAGCCAATGTTGCAACTACGCCTGTTGCGCCTAATCCAAGCAATGGAATTAATACACTTGGATTGTATACTTCTGGCTCTTATGGTGGTGGCATTGGTTTACTCGATGGCACTTGGGGCTGGGGTATATATGATACCTTTGGTCAGTTAAATTTTGGTAATTCAACTGGCGCTACTGGTTCAGTAACTCAGAGAATTCAATTTGGTAATACAGGAACAATTACTGCTGGCGGTAATATTACTGCACAAAGTGGCAACCTATATGCTGCTTATGTGATAGCAAATACTGGCATTGTTGGAACTATACAAACTGCTTCGCAAACTAATATTACTGGTTTAGGAACAATTACTAGTGGTACATGGAATGGCACTATCATTGGTCCAACATATGGCGGAACTGGTGTAAACAATGGTTCTAACCAGTTAACATTGAGCGGTGGTAGTTATACTATTAACCAAAGTATTGCTCAAGGAGCTAATCCACTATTTTCTACTGTGTCTGCTGGCACGATAGGTAATAGCGGTACTACCTTAACAGGTATAACTGCATCTATCAATACAATCAGTGCTGGCGTGGTTGGTAATACAAGTAGTACTCAGTTGCAGGGGACACTAATAACTGCCGCGCAGGGAAATGTTACTTCTGTAGGTACATTAACTAGCTTAACAGTTAGCGGTACCACTAATCTACAAGGCACTACTAACGGTTCTACTATCAATGCCACTAATATGTATGCAACTACAATTGGCAACACTGCAAGTACTATTAGAGGTAATTTAATAACTGGGTCTGCGGTATATGCTGGAACTATTGGCAACACTGGCGCGGTATTTGCTGGCAACACAATCACATTATCTAACCCATCTGGTCCGCAGATAACTTTAAATGGTACTACAAGTAACTACATCGCATTCAACAATGCTGATGTTGGAACGCCATCGTTTACAACACCAAGTGCAGGTACTAGATTACAATTATATGGTTCAGAATCTGGTAGCAGTGCCGATATTGCTATAGGTACAGATGGCACTAATATGTGGTTTGGTGTTTCGACAGGTGCTGGTAGCTTTAACTTTTACGAAGGTACCTATCTATCAGCTACATTAAATTATGGTGGATTATATTTTTACGGTGGTGGCGGAGTTACCGCACAAGGAACTATTTCTGGCCCAACAGTTAATGCAGGTACTATAGGTAATACTGGTGCTACATTTACTGGTGCTACTGCAACTTTTAATGGTGGTCTTTCAACAGTTGCACAAACTTTTAATACAAATCCAGCAAGTCAAGATGCAGGTGGTATATTTAGAATTTTTAATAATAACTATATGCCAGGCGCAAGTTATAGTAGCAGTGATAACAGAATATTTGATTTTGGGGTTCAAACAGGAAATATTGCATATGTAAGAACAGGTGGTACGAATGGGTTACAATTGAATGCAGGCGGTAATGGATTTAGTTTCAACAATTCTATATTACCTAATTCAAATGCCAGTATTAACATCGGGTCTAGTTCTAACTATTGGAATAACATTTATGGCGTTAACCATTATGGTTATGTAGCACAAAACAACCAACCTTATATTACCAGCGTTGGTACATTGAGTGCACTTACTGTTACTGCTACTATTACTGGATCAGTAAGTGGAAATGCAGGTACTGCAACCGCACTACAAACAGCAAGAAATATAAATGGCGTTTCCTTCAACGGCACTGCAGATATTACAGTTCATACTGCGGGTACAGGTATTAGTATAAGTGGAACTACTGTAACAAATACTGGTGTTACTAGTGCAGTGGCTGGTACTGGTGTTAGTGTAAGCGGTTCTACGGGTGCAGTAACTTTTAGTATTGGACAAGCAATAGGTACAGGTAATTCTCCAACATTTGCTGGTTTAACTATTCCATCTATAACACATAGTGGAACAAGTGGAACTGGTGATATTGGTGCAAGCGGTCAAGCATTTGGTACAGTTTATGCAACTGCTACTTCAGCACAATACGCCGACTTAGCAGAAAAATATTTACCAGATACTGATTATATAGTTGGAACTGTTGTTATGGTAGGCGGAAAAGCAGAAGTCACTGCGCACACAGGCGGAAACTATCGTGCCATTGGTGTAGTCAGTGCTAATCCAGCATACAAAATGAATGACGGGTTAGAGGGCGGAACCTATATTGCACTTAAGGGGCGTGTTCCTGTTCTTGTTTCTGGTCCAGTAAGCAAAGGCGATAATCTAAAAGGAAATATTGGCGGAACAGCAATTGTTGATCCAGACTTAACAACAAAGTCTTTTGCAATTGCTCTTGAAACTGATAACGGTACTGGTGTAAGGTTAATTGAGGCAGTCATCCTATAACCAATCTGTAAATAAATACATTAGAAAATAGGTGGGAAGATGGCAGGATATACCCTTACAACCAGTCAAACAAGTTTTACAGTAACTGATAGTACGACAAATACTTCAAATACTAGCCTAACCTTGGTTGGAAAAAATTACCCAAATTATGGTCAGATTCTTCAACAAGATTTAATAAACATGTTGCAGAATTGGGCTGCTATTGGACAACCCACTCATGTTATTCCTGGTCAACTATGGTGGGATACATCTAACTTAATTCTTAAAGTATATAGTGGAACCGCATTTAAAAATTTAGCAGCAATAACTTCATCTGCTACAACTCCATCCAGTGCTGTAATTGCTGGTGATCTTTGGTTTGATAGCAATAATGCACAGTTAAATGTTTATACTGGCGCTGCTTGGCAACTTGTTGGTCCCGTATATACAAATACACAAGGTAAAACTGCCGCACTTGCTGATACTATTACTGATATTGGTAGTAATAGCCACACAGTATTAAAGTTATTCGTTGGTAATACAATTGTTGCTATTGTTAGTAAGGATGCTACATTTACACCTGCAACGCCTATATCTGGGTTTGCTACTATCAATCCAGGATATAACAACAATACTAATATTTTTGGCGTGTCTGGTTCTGGTACACTTGTTGGTATTGTTCTTACTAACGCTCAACCATATATTAATAGTTTGGGAACACTAAGCAGTTTAACAGTTTCAAGTCCAATTGTAGGCAGCGTATTATACAATGCAGCAACAGTTACCACTGCTGCTCAGCCAAATATTACTAGCACTGGTACACTTACTAGTGTAACTTCAACTGGAACAGTTGCTGCTCCAGTTATTAACGGCGGCACTATTGGTAATACTGGTGCAATATTTACTGGTATATCCGCAACAGTTAACACTGTTAATGCTGGACAAATTGGTAATGCAAGCACTACTAATTTAATAGGCACACTGACAACTGCTGCTCAACCTAATATTACAAGCACTGGCACTCTCGGATCGCTCACTGTTACCAATGGAGTACAAGCAAATGCACATACTGGTGTAGCAGTTTATGCAGGTACGATTGGTAATAGCGGCGCAAATCACTATGGCGCTACTGTTGTTACAACTGGTAACATTTATAGTGGCGGAAATATTATTGCAGCAGCAACCACTGCGACAACAAACGAAACAACTGGTTCAGTGGTAGTAGCTGGTGGTGTTGGTATAGCTGGAAGTTTATATGTAAAGGGCGCTCTAACCGTAGTAGGAACTACAACATACATTGGACTATCAACTTCAAGTACAACTTTAGCTGCGCCTAGCGTTAACGCTGGATTAATCGGAAACAGCGGTGCACTATTGCAAGGTACGCTAATTGCAGCCAGCGCAAGCCAACCAAATATTACAACTGTTGGTACGCTAGTAGGTGGAACTTGGAATTCTACTATTATTTCTCCTACATACGGCGGCACTGGCATTAATAATGGCACAAATACCCTAACACTAACAGGCGGAAACTATACTCTTAACCAAGCCATTACAAGTGGCGCATCACCTACTTTTGCTGCCACTAATTTTACTGGATCAAGCGGCATCACTGGTCTTGGAACAATCACCAGTGGTATTTGGCAAGGAACACTTATCGGACCAACATATGGTGGTACTGGCGTAAACAATGGTACTAACACATTAACACTAACTGGTAGCTTTACATTAAACCAAAGTGTGGCAAGTGGCGCATCTCCTACCTTTACGGCCACAAACTTTACTGGCACAAGTGGTATCACTGGTCTCGGCACAGTTACAACAGGTGCATGGAATGCTTCTCCTGTATACCCACAATATGGTGGCACTGGCGTAAACAATGGAACAAATACTCTAACAATAAGTGGTGCTAGTTATACACTAAACCAAAGTGTGGCAAGCGGCGCGGCACCTACATTTGCTGCTACTAATTTTACTGGATCAAGCGGTATCACTGGTCTTGGTACTATCGCAACAGGTGTATGGAATGGTACTGCCATTGGACCAACTTATGGCGGAACTGGTGTAAACAATGGTACAAATACTCTAACAGTGAGCGGTAACTATACTTTAAATCAAAGTGTAGCTAGTGGCGCTGCACCAACATTCACTGCTACTAACATCACTGGCGCAAGTGGTATCACTGGTCTTGGTACTGTAACTGTTTCAGTCGTTTCAAGTGCAAACATAACCGCAACAACTGCAAATGTGTATGCTGCATACCATGTTGCTAATACTGCTACGGTTAGTGCTGCGTATTATTGGGCAAATGGTGTTTCATTGGGCGGCGGCACAGGCGGTGTAACAAGTGTTGCTGGTGGGCAAAGTATCTCTGTCAGCGGAACTGGAAATGGTCCGTACACTGGCGCTGTCACTATAGATACTATACAAGGTATAACTACTAGTTCTACGCCAACATTTGCTGGTTTAACAGTACCTTCTATTACTCATAGCGGAACAAGCGGCACTGGTGATATTGGTGCAAGCGGAAATAAATTTGGTACTGTTTATGCAACTGCCGCAACTGCGCAATATGCTGACTTAGCAGAAAAATATGCAGCAGATGCTGTATATAAGCCAGGAACAGTAGTTGAATTTGGTGGAGAAGCCGAAGTCACTATTAGCGATACGCCAAATTCAATACATGTTGCTGGTATAGTTTCTAGTAAACCAGCTTATCTTATGAATGATGATTTAGAATCCGAATACATTGTATCTCTTGCACTTGTTGGTCGTGTTCCTTGTAAAGTAATTGGACCTGTTCGCAAAGGCAACATGATGGTTAGTGCTGGAAACGGAATGGCAAAGGCATTTGTTCCAGATATGTTGAAGTCCCAACCAGACATGGGCAGTGTACTAGGAAAAGCATTAGAAAATATTAATGATGATAGTATTCAAATAATAGAAGTCGTAGTAGGCGTAAGATAAAGGAAATAATATGTCAAGTTTATCAGTAGCATTTTATCAACATGATGATGAAGAAATACCAGCACAAAGTATTGTTGTCTTTGGCGGTGAAAGAGATGTAACAATCAGTACAACTTCACACGATCCTCGTGTCGCGGGTATTGCAATTGATCCTACAGCAGATGCTGAATTAACGCTTACTAATTTTGGGCTAAACGCTTGTTCGACTTTTGCTGTTATGGGAGTAGTTCCATGCAGCGTCCAAGGACCAATTTCAAAAGGCGATTGCGTAGTCACTAGTAGCATTGCTGGTGTTGGAGAAAAACTTGATCCAAAGAAATATGTTCATGGATGTATTCTAGGCAAGTCAATTGAAAATATCCAAGATAACAGTACTCAAATTATTCAGGTTGCGGTTGGAATTAAATAAATACAACCGTGGGAAATAAAATATGTCGTATTTAAGTGGCGGGTTAATACAGTTAGCTGACTATAATAGTCGTATTACTGGTATTAATAATCTTTGGAGCACAGGTAGCGGTTCAAACGGATATGGTCAAACTGCACTCGGCAGCGCCAGCGCCAGTAGCATTGTAACTGCTACTCAATGGACAACACTTATTAGCACAATGTCTACTATGCAGCAACATCAGTTTAATAATACTACTGGTATTCCAGCATCTCCATCTGCGGGTAGTATTATTACATATTTAAGTGCAGTAGATACTGAAATCAGTTCACTTATCACTAATAAATTAACTACCGCAGCGGCGGGCACAAGCTTAACTACTGCAGCATCATTGGCAACATCTTGGGATGGTCACGCTACTAGAACTTTTAATCTTACCTTTCCAAGTGCTGATCAACTTCGTTATTTCTTTAACGCTGGTGGTTATATACAGCTTAATTTTACTGGAACATCACTTAGCGGAAATACAAAAAGCACTTATTGGAATACTTTCTTGACAAGTGGTTTTGGAACATATACTCTTGGAGCAACTTCTTCAAGTTATAATGGAACTGGTTTTACTCCAACTACAAACTTAACTGGTAGCGGTTATTATAATCTTTCCAACAACTCATTTACAACTCTTTTCAAAATGCTTGATAGTCCAAGTTCAGCAGATTATACAAACAACTTTATTCAAGTTGATTTTGCTGGCGGCGGAACTTCAACTAACGGTGGATTTGGTGCATCTCTTATTGCCAATGTCACGCTTAGAGATGCTGCTGCGGATGTGGTAAATGACCAAGTTACTGGGACACTTACTTGTAATATGGTTGTTGTTCCGCCATGGGATACAACACATAATGCTGGAAAAATAGCAAACTCTTGGGGAACATATACTTGTGTCGCCAATGTTAATACTCAAGGCACATATTAATAATTGACATTTATTAACTGCTGCGATAAAATCATTTTATGAATACAGAAGAATTGCGTGATGCAGCCAGAGTAGCGTATGACCGTGAACTGGCAAAACAAAACATCAATACTGCTATTGAATCACGAATGACCGTGAACTATGGTGACGGTATGTTTATCGTGACCCAAGAACTTATTGCTTTCTTACATGCATGGACTGGTCCAAATTGGCATCTATATGATGGTGCAATTTATATGATGGACGCTTATGATGTTCCAGTCAAAGTTATTCCACACGAACTGTTATATATTTGTCAGCAGCGTTGGTTTGAAGTGATGAACGAAGTTGCCGCAGAATACGAAGAGTTTACAAAGATTCGCAATGCCAAACAACTCTGAAGGTTGTCTGATTGTTGCGTTTGACACAGCAGAAGTCAACTATACGCAACAGGCAATCGAAGCCGCTAATCGTGTTAAAAAATACATAGGCATTCCTGTTACAATTATAACAGATGATGCTACTTTAGATTACAATAAAATAATTGTTGAACGACCAATCAATAATAAACGAGGTTTTATAAACAATCCTCCACGAGATTGGTACAACCTTGTAAGAACGCAGTTATATGACCTAACGCTATATGATCGTACTCTCGTAATTGATAGTGATTTTTATATTTCAACAAATTCATTATTGCCACATATTAAATCTTCTCGTGATTTTTTAATGGCAAAAGAAATATATGATATAGCACCACGAGGCAAAACAAAAATTGAAAAGATACATAGTAGTCCTATACCTATGTATTGGGCCACTGTAATGATTTTTAATAAATCTAGTGAAGCTATGACTATATTTGAAATGGCAAAAAGTATTCAAAAACATTATGCATATTATGCGGCATTATATGGCTTTCATACAAAACCTATTAGAAATGATTATATTTTTAGTATCGCATGTCACTTGGCAGGTGGATATGGGTTACGAGACTATGGATTAAAAAATTATCCATTGATTAATTGCGACGGCAGGTCAGAATATATTAGTTGGAAAGATAATAAGTTAGTTTATTATTATGAAGGTAGACAGTGGGCAAACCGTTTATCTAATGTTGATTTACATTTAATGAATAAGGATCAGCTATGAGCAAAGGTTATCTTTGTATCGCACAGAATAGCACTGCCGTTGATTATCTTCGTATGGCATATCTTCAAGCATTAAGCTGTAAATTAACACAATCGCATGTGAGAAATTTTAGTATTATCGTAGATAAAGAAACCGCTGAGCAAGTTACAGATAATCACAGAAAAATATTTGATAAAGTTATTATTCTTAAAAAAGATTTAGCTGAAACTAGTAAAGTAAAGCAGCAAAACGAATCCCAAGTATTTTCATGTAGTCCATATAAAGAAACTATAAAAACAGAAGCGGATATGTTGTTTACCTGTGATGTAAGTTGGTTATGGAATGTATATTCTCAATATGTAATGAATTTTACGCAGACAGTTTATACATATAATCATGATATAGTCACTAATCGCAGTCAACGAAAACTTTTTGACGATAGTTTACTGCCAAATATCTATAGCGCATGGACATATTTTAGTTATGATTTGCAATCTAAAAAATTTTATGATACAATGCGTATGATAATGGATGATTGGAATTGGTATAGAGATGAATATCTAATAAACTGCAGGTATGAAACTCCCAGAACAGACGAAGTATATGCAATAGCTGCTCGTGCTATAAACATGCCACTTGACAATATAAATTTTGGCTTTGTTCACATGAAACCGCAATTGCAAGGAATCCGAATAACCGATTGGACTAAAGAAATATATACAGAAGTTCATGATGATTTTGGGGTAGTGTTAGGATTTCATCGTCAAACAAAACCGCTACATTATCATCTTAAAACATTTGTAACCGATGAATTAATAGATAGATATGAGTATGGCTTCAAAAAACAGCTTTTGGGATGAAGTAGACGCAGGTTTAGCAAACTCAGTTCCGCCTATTTCTGAAATAAAATATCGTTTATATTATAATGCAGAAACTATGCGCGGTGAAATAATATCTGCGGATGAATTGGAAGGTCAGTGGGTAGATTTTCCCGCTGAAAATATAGGTATACCGCCTATGGATTGGCTTGTTAAAAAAGATGGCACTATCATAAGAGAAGTTGTCACTCTTCCAACTAGAAGAAAGTTAATAAAAGGCGGAACTATGTTTTATACACTTAGTAACGATTATCAATTTGCTGTGGACGCAGATTATCCAGCAGCAATAGGATGGGATTATGACTAATATTATTGACATTGCAGAATTAGATTGTATATTTTTAAGTTACAAAGAACCAAATGCGGATGCTAATTGGGCATTTGTGCGAAGCATTGCGCCATGGGCAAAGCGCGTCCATGGCATAGAAGGCAGTGATGCAGCACACAAGGCTGCTGGATTAGCTAGCGAAACTGATAGATTCATATTAATTGATGGAGATAATCAACCTGATCCTGAATTTTTTAATCAACGATTACGCCTTGCGCCAGACAGTGAACACTGTGTATTTCGTTGGCGAGCAAAGAACGCTATAAACGGTCTTTGCTATGGCAATGGCGGTATCAGCAGTTGGACTAAAGACTTTGTTGCCAATATGCGAACACACGAAGCTACAGATGGCGGCGATGAAACCGTTGTAGAATTTTGCTATGATAAAGATTATTGGGCAATGCATGATGTATGGAGCACAACTGTTCCAAATTATAGTCCACAACAAGCATGGCAAGCAGGGTTTCGCGAAGGCGTAAAACTATGTCTTGATCGCGGTCGTCGTCCATCTGCTGAAGAATTTGAAACTGCTGCATGGAAAGGCAACCGAGAAAATTTGGTTATTTGGTGCAGCGTTGGCACAGATGTTGAATTTGGAAAATGGGCAATCCTTGGAGCAAGACAAGGCGCATATATGACAATGTTTGATGATAGTTGGGATTATCGTGAAGTTCGTGACTTCACAAAATTAGAAAAATTATGGGACGATACCGCAGATGATCAATTTAAAAATATTGACCATTACGGAAATGTTTTGCGTAAAAGATTAGATTTAGACATCGTTACACTTTCACCAGAGCACAGTGCTTGGTATAAAAAACATCAACGCCCATATTATAACATTGATATTATGCTTCCAGAGCGAGATTTTATTAGGACATTACATGAAACAGCTAGACAATTCAGGTGATAAGGCTACTGCTGATGAGAGCGGCGTTCTGCACAGCGACTTCATGTCTAGTGCTGAACAAATGCAAACAAAACTTGGACCTGCACTTTGCCTGGCAAAGTGGCAGCAGACCAGTTTGCATCTAACAACTGGTCATACTAATAGTTGCTATCACCCACCGTTGCATAGGATTGATGCCAATGAGTTACAAAATAACCCCAGTGCGCTCCATAACACCGCTCATAAAAAGACCCAGAGAGCAAGAATGCTTAGTGGAGAGAAGCCAGAAGAATGTTCATATTGCTGGCGAGTTGAAGCCACGGGAAACCTATCCGACCGACATTACAGATCAGGGGAACCTTGGGCTGCTGAGAAGTTTAGCGAGATTCTGGTTCAAGACCCTTTAACATGGAATACAAATCCTGCTTATGTAGAAGTAAATTTTAACAGTGCTTGTAATTTAAAATGTTCATATTGTAGTCCACAATTCAGCAGTAGTTGGATGAAAGAAATTAATGAATACGGTGCTTATCCTACTTCTAATAGTCATAATAGTCCTGCTTACTTTCGGGGTGATCGTAAACCTATACCGAATAGGGAAGATAATCCTTATGTTGATGCGTTTTGGCGATGGTGGCCAGAACTCTACCCTAACCTAAAACATTTCCGCATGACAGGTGGCGAGCCGCTTATGGATCGCAATACCTATCGCGTATTTGATTATGTCTTAGCCCATCCAAAGAAAGATTTACATCTTAATGTAACTAGTAACTTTAGCCAAGATGAATATGTGTTTGACAAATATCTAACTTATGTCAAGCATATGTGTGGCAACGGGGTGTTAGAACATTTCATGCAATTTGTTTCTATTGATGGATTTGGAGAACGCGCCGAATATGCTCGTCATGGATTAGATTTTTCTTTAATGAAAAGTAATGTAGAGAAATTTTTGACCGATGTACCTTATCGCAATAGCGTAACATTTATTATTACAATGAACTCTCTTAATGTTACTAGCTTGCAAGATTTGCTAGAATGGATTCTTGAACTTCGTGCTAAACACAGCAAAACTTATCAGCGTGTTTGGTTTGATACTCCTATTTTGCGCGAACCAGCTTGGCAATGCATAGATCAGTTGCCACAAAGTTATACTTGGAAATTAGAAAAAATTGTAGAATGGATGCGTCCACAGATTGAAACTCTGGATACTAGATTTAATGGCTTCAAAGATTATGAGATTGCCAAATTACAACGAGTTGTAGATTGGAAGCGCGATAATCAAAAGAATGATACTGTTGTTCAAGCAGATTTCTATCGTTTCTTTAATGAACATGATGCTCGTCGTAAGACAAATTTTCTTGAAACATTTCCAGAAATGAGCGATTGGTATAACAACTGTAAGTATTGGGCAGATAATGCGAAGTAAGAAACCAGACGAAACATTTCAAGAATATAAACAGCGTGTGTTAGATAGCAAAAGTGCATCTTTTTGTGGCGCTAAGTGGTACAATGCAACCATTTGGTTAGGTAGTGGACAGACTACAAGCTGTCATCACCCGCTGCCACATAAAGTAAGCGTAGAACAGGTAATGAATAATCCTGCTGCGCTGCATAATACACCAGAAAAGAAAGCACAGCGTCTACAGATGCAAAAGGGTGAACGACCAAGTGGTTGTGAATATTGCTGGCGCATAGAAGATACTAGCACAACTGCCATCAGTGATCGCCCTTATAAAAGTATGATATTCAGCGAGGAAGAGTTAAATGAAGCATTTAACCTCCCAAGTGAAAGTGATGTAAATTTAAGAACATTGGAGATAGCTTTTGACCGCACTTGCAATTTTGCCTGCTCTTATTGTAATCCTGCATTTAGCACGACCTGGGTCCGAGATATTAAGACGAATGGCAGTTATATCGGGCTTCACAGCGATGGGCGTAATCATTTTACGCATCCTCATGATGGCAGTCAGCTTTATGGATATACCGATACTAATCCATATGTAGAAGCATTCTTTAAATGGTGGGAAAGTGATCTACATAAGACTCTTCGTGAGTTGCGTATTACGGGCGGTGAACCGCTTATGAGCGGACATACTTGGAAACTGTTAGAATGGTTTAAGAACAATCGCGGCAAAAGTAATACTAAGATTGCTATCAATAGTAATCTTGGATTAGAACCTAAGAAGCTAGATGAATTTATAGATGCTGTTCGCGGTATGGATATTGAAGTTTATACCAGTTGTGAAAGCATGACTGCCCAAGCTGAATATATTCGTGATGGTTTAAATTATTATCAGTGGTTTGACAATATGGTCAAACTATATAGCAGCGGTGCAGTAAAGCAACTGCATGTAATGGCAACTATTAATGGGCTATGTTTAACCAAACTTCCTGATTTCCTTGCGCATATGTTAGATTTTAAACAAGCATATGGTCGTGATAGTTTAACAGTTACTCTTAATATCTTGCGGTTTCCAAGTTTCCAGAGTCCATTAGTTATGCCAGCAGAAATTAAACAAGGTTGTGCAACGAGGTTGCAAAAATTTTTAGATAACCTTGGCGATAACCATTGGTTGCATCAAATGGAGATAGAACATATTAAGCGCCTTGTAGAATACTTAAATAGTACTGAAGCGCCGCATGCTGGTGCTAGTTCCATGGATGTATTGCAGAAAGATTTTAAACAATTTTATCAACAATACGACCAGAGGCGCAATAAAGATTTTATTAATACATTCCCAGAATTGAAAGAATGGTACAATGACTTATGATTACAATGACCGAACACCAGAATTTATTAGCTTAAATAAATTAACCGAAAGACAAAAATTTTTACTTATGGAAAGTAAAACTTTTTGTATGTTGCCTTGGACACATCTTCATGCATTTCCTACGGGGCAAGCATATGTGTGTTGCAATTCTGAAATGAATTATCCAGTTGGTAATTTGCGCGAATCTACAATAAAAGAAGTTTGGAATAACGATTCCATGAAAAAAACTAGAACTAACATGGTCACTGAAACTAAATGTGGTTCGTGCGTGAGGTGTTATGAGCAAGAAGATGCTGGTTTTTTCAGCATGCGCAATAGTAGTAACAAAAGATTTGGTCATAATATTAAGCGCGTTGATAAAACACTAGAAGATGGACATCTTGAAGATTTAACTTTATCGTACTGGGATATTCGTTTTTCAAATTTATGTAATTTTCGATGCCGTAGCTGTGGTCATATTTTTAGTAGCAATTGGTATGATGACCAAGTTAAATTGCTAGAGACTGAAAAAAGTGTTGATTATTTTAAAAAAAATAGTAAAAGAATAGAATACGCTGGAAGAACTCAATTAGATATATGGGAACAATTAGAGCCACATTTAGATTATGTTGAACACATTTATTTTGCTGGCGGAGAACCACTTATAATGGAAGAACATTATAAAATTCTCAATGCATTATTAAAAAAAGGAATGAATAAGGTTAGACTTATTTACAATACTAATTTCAGTGAACTTCGCTACAAAAAACAAAATGTTTTAGAGTTGTGGAATGAATTTTCTAATGTTTGTGTAGGTGCCAGCCTTGATGCAATGGGTCCGCTGGCAGAATTAATGCGTAAAGGCACTGATTGGGCACAAACTGAGCGCAATCGTGAAGAAATGTTGCGAATATGTCCACAGGTTGATTTTTATATTAGTCCTACCCTGAGTGTAATGAATGTTTGGCAACTACCAAGTTTTCATCGTGACTGGGTACAGAAAGGTTTCATAAAACCACAAGATTTAAATGTTAATATTTTGCAAGACGCACCTTTTTTTAGGATTGATATATTGCCATTTCAATGCAAAGTAGACATCCAAGAAATGTACTTAGAACATATTGAATGGCTTAAACCACTTGATAATTTAAAAAGAGCCGTGACTGGCTTTGAAAGTGCAGTTAACTTTATGATGGCAGATGATAAATCACATCTTATACCGAAATTTTGGGATAGAACAAATAAATTAGATACTATCCGTGGAGAAAAATTGTTAGACATTGTGCCAGAATTAAGGTATTTAAATGGATAATTTCTGTGTGTTGCCATTTGTTTCTATTGAAGCAGACCCGATGGGTAAATGCAAAGTATGCTGTTTAAGTTATGAAACAATACCAGATATTGATCTTAAAACAAATACTTTGACCGAAGCCTTTAATAGTTCTTATATGAATAATCTTCGTCAAAGTTTTTTAAATAACGAAAAACCTGCAAACTGCAATCGTTGTTGGGCAGAAGAAGCAAGCGGCAGAACTAGTAAAAGAATGCATAGTCATGCTAGGTTGCGGCAACTATTAGGTAATTCAGAGTTTACGCAGAATACAGACGGAAGTCTTATCTTTCTTGATTTAAAACTTGGAAACATTTGCAATCTTAAGTGCCGTATATGCGGTAGCTTTAGTAGTTCAAAATGGGCACAAGAAGAAATTGATATCTANAATGGCAATCAAACTGCTAAAGATAATCTTGAAAAAGGTCGTTGGCCTCGCGAAGCAAAAAGATTTTGGGAAGATTTAACACAATTACTTGCAACTTCGCGATACTTTGAATTTACTGGCGGAGAACCTTTTTTAATTGACGAGCATTTTACTCTTTTAGAAATTGCAGTTGAAATGGGGTATGCCAAGGATATTGAAATTCATTATAATACTAATCTTACCACATTTCCAAAGCGTGGATTAGAAATTTGGCCTCATTTTAAGATGGTTGAGATAGCAGTTAGTGTAGATGATATTGGTCCTCGATTTGAATATCAACGATATGGCGCAAATTGGGACAAGGCAATGGATAATCTTCAACGCTTGTATGATCTTCGTGATGACAATAAAAATATTAAATTACAATTATGCATGACTTCTAATGTGCAGAACTTTTATTATATTGATGAAATGTGTGAATGGATTGCCCAACAAAAATTTGACTATGTATATTTTAATGTTCTGCATGATGCTTGGCATTTTAGTATTAGCAGATTAAATGATACTGCAAAAGAACTTATTAATAGTAAATTTAAAGCATATGTCGGTCCATATTCAAGTGAAGTTACTAATCTATTACTTTTTATGAATCAAGGCGAAGGCAGTGATTGTACTAAACTTGTTCAAACATTAAAAAATAGCGATGCTCAACGCAAACAAAAATTTAGTGATTATCATCCAGAAATAGCGGCGGCAATAGGATATGAATGATTTTTGCTTAGCGCCATTTACGCACACCTATATTTCACCACAAGGTGAACGGCGACTGTGCTGTGCGTCACGAGAACCTGCGCAGAACTTCAAACAGTATATTGATACGGCTGGTGGTGATGGACAGTTTACGCCGCTCACATTAAAGGATTGGTGGAATGGCGAACATATTAGAACGATTAGAAAGCAATGGTTGGCTGGTGAAGTTCCATCAGCATGTGAGGTCTGCGATAAAAAGTTACTTAACACTTCTGTATATCGTGATTACTTTGGACATCTTTTTGGTCATCTACGAGATGCTGCAGTGGCTAATACGGATGCTAATGGCTACACAACCTTAGAGCCTATATCATGGGACTATCGTTATAACAATGTATGCAACTTCAAGTGTCGTATGTGTGGCGATATGCTAAGTTCGGCATGGGAAGTTGAAGTTCGTAAAAACGATATGATTGATCTAACAAATCCAAAGAACCATTGGATGCAGCCAAAGAACCGCCATGCTATTCGTGATTTTACTCGTGATATAGTCATACCAGAGTTTCGTGCGGCTATTGAAAACAAAACCGTGCGTGAAATCTATTGGGTAGGCGGCGAGCCACTGCTGTATGATGAGCACTGGACATTCATGCGTCGAATAATAGAACTTGACTATGCAGACCAAGTTCGTGTAAGATATAATACAAATCTTAGTTATTGTAAAGATAACAAAAGTACGCTATGGGAATTATTAGACAATTTTCCACATTGGGAAATATGTGCAAGTTTAGATGGAACAGGAGCGATAGGTGAGTATATTAGAACTGGTCTTAATTATAATGATTGGCTCGTTGATTTTCGACAGGGGATACAGCATCAGCGAAACCCTCGCCAAATGCGTGTTGACTTTACTCTTACTTTACCTGGTTTATTTGACCTTGCCAATATTATTGGTCTCGTTGATGATCTTAATGTTTCATTATTGAGCAAAGTAGTATTTGCTTTTTCTCCTGATATTCTCTTAAGTCCACTGGCACTGCCTAGAACGGTGCTAGCACCGCTATTAATGGATATACAAGAACGGATTAAGCCACTCATTACACATCGTACACAAAGTTTATGGGACACCTTAGAACATCTCAAAACTCGACCTACTTTTGAAGAGCAGTTTCCTGATACCTACAAGCGAGAAGCAATTCAAGGAAAAAAACATATTTTAAAATTGGAATCTATACGAAAAGATGCTAAAATAACAATAGAAGATATTTTAAATGCTAGCCCAAGTGTGTTGGCATGGTGGCGGAGTATATCATGAGTGAAGTAATTGTAACATTAAGAAATCCTTTAAACAAGGATGATAAATTATCTTATTATATTAAACCTAATTTAAGTCAATTAGCAAGAGATTGGGTTGATGCGTTGAAAAAAGAGTTAACAAAGAACAGTCCTGTTGAAAAAAATTATTGTTGGCATGGATGGCCTAAAACTCAAAGAAATTTAGATTATCTTGCCAGCGAATTATCTAAACATACTACTAGAATCTGGGCATTTAGTGAATTGGGCGTTTGGCAATCTCAAGGATTAGCATCTTTTGATATTCGTACCAATTATACTGCTGCGGATATTATGTTGCCTTTTACTGGTATAGATGAAGATGGCAAACGAGGCGGTGGACCAAACCATGCTGTCATGAATGTTGTTCATAATTATTTTGAGCACCTACAGGGAACTGTGGAAAATCTTAGTCCATATTATAAGTTAGCAACGCCAGAAGTAAAATATAGTATTAGACAAATTAATAATTTGTGTCATGAGATTGAAACACTGTGTTTAAGTTTGCGTAAAGAAGTGTACGCACCAGATTGGGTTCGCCCATCACAGATAACAACTTTTTTAAATGCCATGCGATATAATCTAACACCAGAACATCGCAAGGGTTTTATTGAAAATGGATATGATCGTCGATTTGCACATGTTTATATGCATTGGACACAAATTGGTAAAACTTTATTTGAGGTATTTCATGATGAGGATGCACCTGATTTAGATAAAGCAACTTGTGATGCCATCACACATTTGCAATACTATAGTGGAGAGTTTGACATAGAATGGGGCAGAGATGTTATCTATGGGATACATTCTTGGCATACAAAAGAAGTTGATGAATATTATATATGGTTAGATCGCCAAGGATTTGATTCAAATGATATTATGTTAAGCCTTGGGCACTTAGAACTTGGACATGTTGATCTAGAGCGTAGTTTTGGAACTCATGACATTTTTAAAATATGGGAAATGATGAGTTCTATGTTAGATATCTATAGTATTGAGGTAGATGGTATTAAGGCAGTGTATGATTATAGTTGGGCGGACGATGATGCCGAGCAACGACAAATTAACTATCTAATGCCAGGTTATAAACGATATGTTTGATAAACATTGGTACGATTATGATGATTGTACCGATATTAAACAGCTAATTGAAGAAGCCAAGAAAAACAGCAGAACTGAATATGTATGGCTCTGTCATCGTGCAGTAGATTATTCTTCTTTTAATTGGCGCTATCTTCCAAATCGACATCAACAGCATTTTATGCATGCATGGGCAAGTCATGATAATTCAGACTGTCTGACTACATGGCTTGTGCCAATCAATCAAGAGTTTGACAATACTGAAAAAGTATTCCATAGCGGTTTATTGCCTATCTTATATCAACCCAATGGCAAACTATGGCAGTGGAAAAAAGACCCACTAATAGACTATTCTACTTTTAATTTTAACTGGTTTCCAAGCGTATGGGATTGGGGATACAACCATGAATTTACCATGCTTGGCAAAGAACGATTGAGCTATACTACGCTTAGCAGAAGTAGCACAAATATAAAATATCATGCCGCTAACCTAACTTATGATGGACTGTACTATGATATTTGTTGTATCGATACTAACACCCATCCGTTACCAAACCATGATTATAAAGTTCGATTAATCACAACGATGGAAGAAGCGTTGAAGTTAGCTTTAAAACGAGCAACTAAACCTTGGCTATGGGTAGTCAGTGATGTATGCGACTATGATGAATTTAATTTTACTTGGTTGCCAGAAGAAGGCGAAGAGCATCAAATACATTGCTGGCCAAGCGGCACATGTGAAAAAGGCGACACATTTTTAATTCATGTTCCAACTTATCTTGGCGAATGGAATCCTTCTTACAACTTTACCCATGATCCTGTAAAAAGAAAAAGATGGCCCGTGTATAATGTCAGTGAAAATTGTCTAGCATGGGATTTAAATAACTCGCCTAGAAACAAATCAATATACACATTATATTCTTTTACTGGAGTAATAGATTATCCAGATGTTTGTTTATGGGAAAAACGACCAGTAGTTAGTTTAAATCGCAGCAATAGTAGCTGCCTTGTTCCTCGTGATTGTATTGTTGAAAAAGAAATATATGAATACCCGCATCTGCTGCGCTATCCAGAATATGGTTTTGATATTCCTGTGGATGTAATTTTTATTCACAACGATGAAAGTTGTGCAGAAGAAAACTGGATAAAATTAAAAACGCTATGCCCAAGAGCAAAAATATTAAGTGGCGTTAACGGCAGATTGAAAGCATATAAAACTGCTGCTATAAGAAGCGATACTATTTGGTTTATTGCAGTTTTTGCTAAATGCAATATGAAAGAAAATTTCAAAGATTTAAATTGGCAACCAGATTTTTGGCAAGAACCTAAACATTATATTTTTCATAATCATAATCTTAATACAGGTTTGATATATGGACATATGGCACCTATCGCATATCATTCTAAGTTACTGCATAAGAACACAGGCGGTCTTGACATGACACTAGCTCAACGCCACACGACCGTGCCAATAACCATAAGCGAAACTAATTTAGAAGATGATCCTTGGTTAACTTGGCGTACAGCATTTCGTGAAGTTGTTAAAATACTTCATTTTAGTAAAAATAATCCAAGTATTGAGAATGAATATCGACTGTGGTCTTGGCGTAATATTGCTAAAGGCAAAGATTCTATGTGGCAAAAGTATGCAGTTAGACACGCCGAAGAATATTATGCTGCATGTGGCGATAACGAAGAAGCATTAATGTTGACAAGCGAATGGGATTGGCTGTATGAGCACTACTTGCGTCTTACAGTGAATCCATAACAGTTTTAATAATAACATTAACATCAGCATCAGAAAGATGCCAGTGACTTGGCAAACTTATAACGCGCTGGTTATTAGTAATGTTTTCAGCAGTTGGACATGGTTGGTATCCATAAGACTTTACAAAATCTTCACGGTTAAGCGCCTTGGCATAGTGACTGCTATACTGAATGTTGGCTTCTTTTAACGCTGATTTGACATTTTCTTGTCGTTGCGGCGCAATAGAAAACGAATAATAATTCCATGTTCCCCATGGTTTGCGAATAGGTAAATCTACTTTGTCTGGATAATTTCTAAAATGGTTATAATACAATTGGCATATTGCCATCTTTTTTGGAATCATTTCTGCGTAATAATAAATTTTATAAACTAAAGTAGCAGCTTGTGTGGATAGCATACGAAAGTTAAGCCCATGTAATTCTATATTTCCGTTTGAACCAGTAGTTGTTTTTCCAACGGTGCACACTGCTTGCATAATTGTTGAATGTATAGATTTGCTGATAAGCGCACCGCCACCACTTCCACCAAAATTTTTAAGAGGATTAAAACTTAGGCAAATTGCATCAGCAATAGTTTGGTCATATTGATCTGAGCATATCCCAAAACTATGTGCAGCATCGATAATCCATTTAACATCATGCTTGTTGCACCAACGACGAACCTTATCCAGTTCAACGCCTTGTCCATACAAGTCAACTGTGACAAGCGCACTTATCTGGTCGCCATATTTTTTATACGCATCATCTAGCAAATCAATATCTACTAGCCAACTGCTATCAATATCAACAAATGTAGGTATACCGCCAACCGCTATTACAGCTTGTGCAGTAGCAGCATATGTCAGTGCTGGAAGCAGCACACGAGTGCCAGGTTTGATGTACAAGGCCATCAGAGCGGCTTGTAACGCACTGGTGCCGCTATTAGTAAGTACTACTTCTGCGTCATTATAATGCGTTTTAATATACTTTTCTAAAAGATCATGTGCCTCGCCGCTATAGAATTGACCGCTGCGATAAACATTATCCATCCCGCCAAGTATGGCAAGTCTGCAATCTTCATATTGCTCTGTTAGATTATAATAATTAATCATTTAATAAGTTTTTGGATGCCGTTTTCCAAATTAATTTTTGGCGTATATCCAAGATACTGCACTGCTTTACGGATATCCATTGCACCACGACGAGGCATGTCATCTGCTAAGTCACGACCGCATATGATTTCACTCTTGGTCCAAGTCCAATCTTTAATAACATTTGCTGCTTCTAACAGGGATCGCCCTTCACCAAAGCTGACATTGGCAATAACTTTATTGACAGGGGTAACAGCAGCATTGCAAATAGCTTGTGATAGGTCTTCTACATGGGTAAAATCAAGCTTTGCCATAGGATCATCAACATGAATAGGTTCATGTTCTGCAGCAGCCTTTAACCATTTGGTGATAACACGATTGCCATCATCTCTCTTGCCGTATACAGCGGTAGGACGAATGATTACCCAATCATTGGCAATGTCTTGTACCAATCGTTCACATGCCAACTTTGCCTTGCCATAGGCATTGACTGGGCGCAGTGGATCAGTTTCCTGAACCGTGCCAATCCAGTTGCCATATACCATGCTGCTGCTTATATAAACCATCTTTGCATTAGGATAAGCAGTCAACATATGTAGGGTGCTTTGTACAGCGTTCTTCCACGCTGCCACGCCATCCCTTGCGAACGATGCTTGATTAGGATGGCATGCTAAATGAACGATGACATCTACATCTTGAATTACAGTGCTCGCACAGTCTGCATTGATCCAATCATCATATGCAAAGTCCATATAACGACCGCGAGCAAGATACAAATCTTGCTTGATAAATCGAATATCATCAATGATAGTAACTGCATGTCCAGCATCTTTTAACCGCCTTACAACATGATGGCCGATAAAACCAAATCCACCTGTAACTAGTACATGCATATTAAACCGCCATTTCTGCTGTGATTGCTGGATGATGACTATAATTCATTAGTCGAATGTCTTCCATCTGTGCTGACCAGATATCTTTTACATCACTTAAATCAAGAAATGGAAGAGGATACGGTTTACGACTCAACTGTTCCATAACCTGTTCAACATGATTATTATAGATATGAACATCACCAAATGTCAAAATAAGTTCACCTACTTGTGCACCAATTGTTTTGGCAACTAAGTGGGTAAGCAGTGCGTAACTTGCTATGTTGAATGGCACACCTAAAAATAAATCTGCACTGCGTTGGTACATTTGGCAACTTAAAATATTGTTACGAATATAAAATTGTGCAAACATGTGGCAAGGCGGCAGCGCCATTTCTTTTAGTTCACCAGGATTCCATGCCGTGATAATGTGGCGGCGACCTGCGGGGTCTGCAATCAAACCATCGATTAAATCTTTTAATTGGTCTACTTCATCATAATTGCGAACTAGTGCGCCACTTTTAAATGGCGGAGTATTGTGATCTACATAGCGCCAATGACGCCATTGTACACCATATACACGACCCAAATCCCCAGGATAACGAGACTTTGGAAGCCAATAGCTTGCGTTAGCGTTTGCAGTCCAGATAGTTTTCTTTGATTCATCTCTTGTGCCATATAATATCTCTGCCAATCGTCGCTCATCGCCACTGCCTTCAATAAACCAAAGTAATTCACTAACTACACTTTTCCACGCAAGTTTTTTTGTTGTAACTGCTGGAAACCCTTCTTGCAGATTAAACCGCAACTGTTCGCCAAATAAACTAACAGTTCCAACGCCAGTTCTATCGATGCTTTGGGGTCCAGTTAAAATAATTTTCTTACATAATTCATTATAATTTTGCATCTAGACTCCAAATATTATTTTCTATTACGGTTATTTCTTTTATGTATTTTTCGTCTAACACTATATCATCGTCTATATGTGGAATCAATATTTTTTTTACAAATTCTAAATGTTGTAATGGAGTTGGATGAAAATCATGGTGAGGTCTCGGCTTAGATGTCCAGTCATTATTAAAAATAACTTCTTTAAATGATGGTAGAAAATGTTTCAAATATTTATTAAATGATTTTGTCCAGTTATTTCCTTCTAATTGTTTAATTTTAACCAATTTAGAAGTCCAAGGTTTTTCAAACTCTTCTAAGCTCATCATTGATGTAAACAAAAATTTACATTTTGTTTTTTCTAATAATTCATAGGCGGCTGCTATTAAAGTATAATCTCTAATTAAACAATGTTCTGGATCAAAAATATTTTCTACAAAATTTTTTCCTAGCGCGTTATTGTGATAACCATATACATTTCCACTTAAATTCCATTTGCCCTTGATAAATCTATCTTCTCGTGTTAATCCAGACCATTCAACTATTACTAAATCATCATTATTAATTTGATAATCATTGATAGCTTTCATTATATGCAAAAAAATATAAAAATTACCAGCGCCGTCTTCACCAAAGTTGTAATGTTCTTGAAATGATTTTCCTAAAATATCCGCCCATGTCGGCCATTTATATTTTGTAAAGCTGCAACCAAATGCAAAGAATCTATTATACTTTGACATGCTTCCACACCTGAAATACTTTATCTTTGCCGTAGGTTTCCCAATCCATTTGGAAATTCTGTAATAAGTCTACCACATCTACGCTTACATCACAATTATAATTATCATCAAATTTAGTCATATATATTTGTCGAAATAAATGTTTGGTGCTATCAATAAGTTTTGCACCACCTATAATCCATATATCTTTATCAGGATAATTTGCTTTTAATACGGCTAAACTTTGCTCAATATAATTGCCATGAATGATAGTATGCGCATCACGAAAACTATCAACTGGTTGATTAGTCACAACACAGCAATAACGATCTGGTAGAGGTTTTGGCATCTTTGGGTCTAGCCATGTGTTGCTACCCATTACTACAATATGATTGCGGGTATTGGTAGAAAACCATTGCATATCTTGCTTGTCATAGGGCCAAGGAAGGCTTCCGCCTTGTCCTATACCGCCGTTTTTATCTACTGCAAAGATTGCCTTAATCATCACCTAACAATCTATTAGTTTTTGCATCAACTTCTTCTGCCAATGCTGGTATGTTTATATGAAAATCTACTTGACTTATTATATCGTCATGTTCTGAAAGAAAATCTTCAACCGTTTCTTCAATTAATTTTACATCATATCCATGATTAATCATATGTTGAATATCAAACACGGTTGTTTCATTATTATCAAATTCGATTGATACTTCTCGTATAAATCGCATGGGAACTTCTGAAATTTCGACAGTAGATATCAGATGTTCCCAGCGATCATAAAAGTCTTCACTAAAATATGACTCAGGCACTGGCCTTGGTCTTCGTGGTTTTCTTTACAGCAGGTGCCTTTGCTGTTGTTTTAACTGGACTAGGGTTCTTAATTTCGTTTAACTGTTGCTGCATAGCTTGCATGGTTTGCATCATCTGCATCATTACCGCAGTCATATCTGGTGCTGCAGCAGGAGCAGAAACTGGGGCAACCGCCTTTTCAATGCCCATATCAGTAAGATTTACGCCTTCTGAAACAAACGCATCGGTTGCCTCTGTCTTCATGGGATCAGCCATGCCTTGTTGATTTTCCATGCGTTCTAGTTGCTTTACTGCACTGTCGCCGCGCCCAACTTGGTTTAACAACTTGCTAAGCTCATCAAGGCGCATGCTGCTCTTGGCATTTGGAGTGACCATAACGCTGTTAGCTGTAACACGCTTTAGATAACCTTCGCTGCTTAATGCTTCAAGCATATTTTGACCATCGGCCATCATGCGGCGTTGTAGAACATCTCTAAACTCAAATGCAGATTGCCCAGCTTCACTTTCAAGAATTTGCATAACATCATCATGATACTTGCTTGGCATAATGTCACTATAGATAACAACTGCCATGTGATCTTCTGGCATTGGCAATTGGCGCTGTACGATAATTACCTTCTTGCTGTTGACTTTGCCAACATGCTTAAAAAAACTCATTGATTTACTTCCTCTGTTGGTTGATCAGCAACAGGTGTTGCTGGTGTATTGGCAACGACAAATGCCTTTACCTTAGTATAAACTGCGCCTACTGTGGCTAGTTCTTCGGCACGAAATGCTCCGCGCTGAGAACAAACTTCAATAATCTGTACTAGAAAACCAATATCTGCAATACTCAAGTTTGTATCTTGTGTTGGTGCAAGTTCATTAGTAATTTCATAACTCATTTTTATTCTCCGTGATATCTATTATTTACCTATAAAAAAATGGTGCCGATTTTTTTTCGGCACCATTTTATATCAATCTTCGTAGTAAGCGTGGATACCAAATGGTGGTTCAATGGTCTTGTTATACTTGTTATGGATGATCCATACTGTATCGCAATAGTTCTCGTCACCCCATGAACCGTATGGTTCGCCATCGGTAAACACAATAAAGAGTTTTGGATTTACATCTTCGTTCTTCATCCACTTCCAGTTTACATCAAAGTCAGTACCACCAAAACCTGCAGCTTCATAGTTGATGAGGTCATCGCCATCAGCAGTGGTATAATCTACCGGGTTATGAATTTGCGTATCAAAACACCAAATCTTAACCTTGTAGTCATCATATGACTGCATGATGCCATTGATTTCGCTAAAGAAATCATTCAACTGGTCATTGCCAATAGAACCACTGGTATCAATTGCGATGCAAACATCAATAGCTTGATCCTTGCGCATGTTAGGCAGAACAAAACCCTGTGAGAACATTTTCTTGTTAGGAATAGTCCAAGTGTAATCGTTCTTGATAGTAGACTGGATTTGTTGTGTGATAAGTTCACGCCAGTTGATCTTAGGTTGCGTGAGTTCATTGATCATACGCTTGATATTGCCAGGCGTGTTGCCAGCACCTGCGGATTGTGCAGCGGCAAGCATAGCTTCTTTGAACTCGTCCTTGATAGCCTGACGCTCTTCTGGTGTCATTGGATTAGGACGACCGTTGCCCTTACCATCTTTGTCATCTTCGTTATCGCCTTCGCCCTTGCCGCTGTTACCTTCTAGGTGGTCATCGAGCAATTGGTCAAGCAAATCTTCGATATTGATTTTCTGTGCGTTCTTAATCAAGTCATCATAAACTTGTTCAAAATTCCAGTCATCATACTTGCGATCATACAGGACAGGCACGACCGTAATTTTTTGACCAAGGTTATACTTGATGCAATCAGCATTGACTACATAGTCCATTGCAATGTTAGCAATGTCTTTCTGTTTGCCAATACCACGGTTCATATGGTCATAAGCGCAATGAAGCAACTCATGACAGAACAAGAACATCATTTGGTTGGTAGGCAACTTGAGGATAAAGTCACTGTTATAGTAGAAGTGACGACCATCAGTAGCAGCAGTGGTCAGCCAACTATCAGCATTGACCAGTTTGAGCCGCATGGCAAGATTGCCAAAGAAGGGTTGCTTGAGCACAAGAGCAATACGAGCTTTAAGGATTGCCTGACGAGCGTCATGGTCTTTATTTTGGTCGATGGTATCACTGAGTTTGCCCGCGCCTGGTTGGTTCTTTTTAGCCATAATCATGTTCTCCAATGTTTATAACTTATAATAGCACAATATAGATGTTTGTCAAGAGAAAAAAATAGGGGAGCAGTTTCACGGACTGCTCCCCTATAACTCGCCCTCACTGATGGAGAACGATGGGGCGAGAATTAGTCACGCACGGCGGCGAGAATATAATCACCGTTCTTTGCATGGTATTCCTTGTAGTTGTTCATCTTGCTAGTCTTGATTGGCAACTTGTAATTGCGCAAGATGGTAGCAAGCATCATTACCTGCAGTTCTGTGTCCATATGATCGAGGAAGAAACGGAACACATTATCCAGTTCACCGTGCCATGCAGTGTAATCGCTTTCCTTCATCTTGTCTCCACCGCGATTGACAAACGAGTCTTTGAGTTCGTAGCAGATAGAAACAGTCAACGAGTACTTGGCACCGATTTCCTTAGTACGAAGTTCCTTGACTTTACCGTTCAGAATGTCACTAGGATTAGGCATCTGGCTTGCAACCTTACGGTGGGCAGCAAACTTGAGTGCAACACCTTCACCAACCGTACCGCTCACAAGGTCATTGAGTTCGGTATCGTTAAGGTCTTCTTGCAGAAGTTCGCTGACAAACGACCACGAGCGAGGCGTAGCAAACGATGCACCTGACGAGCGAGGATCGAAGTTGAACAAGTCATTCTTATTACAGGTGACATATGCAACCACATCAGGGTTGATGGCATGGTTGATAGCCCAATCATTCCACGACTCAAAGTCAACACGCAAGTTCAAGTGAACAAAACGGTTAGCAAGTGGCGATGGCATACGATAGACTACACCACGATCAGTATCGCGGTTGCCAGCAGCAACGATAACAACATTGTCAGGAAGTTCATAAGTACCAACACGACGATTAAGAACCAACTGGTAAGCAGCAGCCTGTGTTGCAGGTGCAGCACTGTTCATTTCGTCAAGGAATAGGAATACCACAGGATACTTGGCAGCTTCTTCTGCAGATGGCAGATCAGGCGGAGCATTCCACATAGCATTGCCGACAGTAGGATTGTAGTATAGAACGCCCTTCAAGTCAGAAGGGTCCATGAGTGCAAGACGCAAGTCATACAACTTACCACCCATGCTTTCGCAAAGGTCTGCAACGAGTTCGGACTTACCGATACCAGGCGCACCCCAAAGGAATACAGGACGCTTGCGACGAGCGCAAACCATGACCTCACGCTTTGCAGCAGCGAGGGTAACCGTGCGCACTTCGGAAAGTGCAGTGTCAGTGTTCTTAGCCATTTTGTTTCTCCATCAGTTGACTATAATTTAATATAGCATATTATTTTGTTCTGTCAAGGACTTTTTTTACAGTGCACCCGTCCAACGGATACAATCAAGTTTACCTTCAAGAACATTGCCACGAGCAAAGTTCATAGCAGGAGCCTTCCAAGAGGCAGGTTTCAAAATATCGCCAGCACGGAACTTGCCACCATCCTTCTTAACCACAAAGGAATGCACCGAATTACGCTGAACGATCTTGAAATACTTGCTGCCTTCTTCAATGCGGAGGGAGGCATTATATTCTTCAATCATCTTGGCGACGATTGGATCACTAGTACGATTGCCATTCCAAGCAAGATAATCGGCTTTGGACTTTTCAATGATAGCGGCGAGACCAGATTGCATATCCATGGGAAATCTCCGTTGCTGTTTATATTATAACAATAACACAGAATTAGGGATTGTCAAGCACTTTTTGGTTTATTTAACATCATTTCTTTTATAAGAAATTTGGCGATATTTAACTGCTGACGGATAAATTCATCTACATTTGGGGACGGAATTGATGAATTTTTTCTATCCATCATTTCCTGACAATCGGAAAGGATACTCATGACAACCATTTCCATGCCAATCACTTTGGCAGAGAGGCTGTTGATATATTGGTCACGGATATCGACTCTGGACATGCCGTAGCAGATTTGTTCAGATTGCGTCATGTGTATCTCTCCATTGCTTATATTACTAATATAACACAGATTTAAAGGCTGTCAAGGGTTATTTTTTAACCCCGTCTGTGAGACCAATTGCCACACATTCGTTAGGAAATTTAGCCCACATTTCCGTGATAAGAGCAGCACGAGATTCCTCAATGCCAGGAATTTCAGCGATTTCGCTAAGGGTGATGATTTCTTCCACATACTGAGAAAATGACCAAGAATTGCGCATCCGTGCTCTCCATCAATTGACTATAACTTAATATAACATGGATTTAGGAGTTGTCAAGGGTTATTTTCAAAGCAGCGGATATCGGCTTCCGTGGTATGTGGGTCTTCTGCACGGATTGCCGCAACCAGCATGTTCCACTTGTTATCAAGTGCCTTGCAGATCATGTTGGCCTCGTCATACCGACCAGTGTCCATATAAAGTCCATAGGTGGTTTCTAGGGCGGTTAGGTCCATGCGGATGGCTTCGATGTGGTCCATGGAGTATCCCTTTCCATTGCTTATATTATGAATATAACACGGATTTAAAGGTTGTCAAGCATCTTTTTTGATCCGTACATAGTGCAAACGGGTCTGATTATTGTCGTCATGCTTGTGAACACGGGCTGTCAAATTAATGACAGTTCCACGCGCCAGTTGTTCGCTGAGAGGGAAGCAAACAAGGCAATTATCGGCAGTAATTGCGGTATGGTACCACTTATTGTAATTGGCGCTATAAACCGCTGATTTAATAGTAATTTCTGCGGAGATGTTGTCTCCAACCTGTCCAATATGACGGCTGTTTTCAGAAATTTGGCGAATTTCATCGCGAGAATTTTCCCGATCAACAGCGTTTTTATAGGAGTTTGGGACGCTGGCAACCAGTGCTAAGGTCTTGAAATCCTTGGCATTAATCTCTTTTTGTTCGGTCAGTAGAACCAAATTCTTCCAATAATCATGAAGAGTTCCTGCAACAAGTTCAATCATTTTGCTGTCAAGATATTGAATAATTTCATCGGCCAAATTAATATCTTGTGGCAAATGGTTAAAGTTTACCATTTCTGGATTAAGAACTTCGCGCATAAGTGCGCCATTTGCCAATTCACCTTCTTTGGCATCATAACGCTTGATATACTTGCCATTGATCCGTTGAGCAGCTACGGCAGCGGTCATGGCATCTTTGAGAGAAACGGTATCAGTCATTGCTAGTTTCCTTTTGCTTCTTGCGATTATAACTGCCTTTGCCTTTTTTGGCAAGAACTATTCGCTGACGATACAGCGGTTTTGCTAATTCTCTTGCTTCTGCGCTGCGCATTGCCTTTCTCCATTGCTTATATTTTGAATATAGCATGGATTATATATCTGTCAAGACATATTTTGAATGGCTTGTCCTAAATTATTGTCACAAAGTGTCAGCATTACGCTTAGTTCGTTATCCATTAGAAATAATTCCCCCTTGCTCATTTGATAAAACCAAGGGTGATTGTGGTATCGATCCATCAGCACAATTTCTTTGCCGTTTATTTGATATTTGCGTCTATCGATATGATGTTCATAAAATTTATAGCCATAATTGCGCATTAGTTCAAACGCAGTATTATTAAGTCTAAACCCAAAATTTTTATTGTTATTGTACCAATAAAGAATATAGATATTTTTTTGATTTATGTTTGGAATAAATGCATCTTCGCCATGGGCTAAATGATATAACTCATGTGTCCATTCAGTTTTAGATTTTTTATTTTGTTGGGTAAACGGTTGGTCCACTGTTCAACAACACTACGCTAAATTTAGTAGTTTTAAATTGTATGTTAAGTTTTTTACAAAGATTGATCGCATGACCAGGATTTGAAAAACTTGTTTTTTTATACTTTGGACCAGGATACTGCGCTAACATAGAAGTGGTTTTGAAGTTAATTGGATTGTTATCATAAAAGATAGCCCAAATACCTTCGCTAGCCAAAACCTGATCTGACTTGTAAGTAGTTTTATTCGTTATTTCTAATATAATTTGAGGTTTTGGTCTTGACATTGTTGATTTTACGCATTAATATTTATCAATATAATATGCGCAGTTAAAAATTTTTTCCTTCCATGACAATTTCAATAACTTCGTTATCATTAATTTTCTTTTTTAAATCTTCAATTTGGCTTTCTAATTCAAGCGTGTATGCAAGTAAATCTGTAAGTTCATTTATTACATTACGAAGTTCTTCGCCATCAATGAGATGTTTATTATTTCCACTAAGTGATTTTCCACGCTCATTAAATTTTCTTATCCAAAAAAGATTAGGCGGTCTCATTGTTTAAATTCCTAAATCGTTCTGTTTGTTCAATCTTAGTCTTAAATGGACCGCAGTATTCATATCGTTGAAGAGTAATCAACTTAGGCGAATACGCAAGTGTCCAAGTATTATCAAATTTAATTACATAATAACCTGCACAATAAAAACTGCTACTCTTATCATTCTTAGTGTATAGCGGAAGTTTTAACTTTACATTCCAAATATGATTATGAGCAGTATGACTGGTTGGATAACCATATACTTCATTGGTCTTAATGGGGTTTTTAAAATCTTTTGCTCGTTTAGAGATAGTAATATTTTTTCTTTCCATCATCTCTTGTAGAGTTGGAAATTCTTCCATGGTATCACTAACGGTGCATCGAACGCCGCTAGTAGTTTGCGCAATGTTCCCAATGCGCTCGCCTTTTTCGTTTTCAATGATCCAAAAACGATTTTCTACAATATTCTTAGCCTTGAGTGTCATCTTTAATCTTTCCTTCAATCATGTCAAATAGCGAATTATATTCACTACGAACTTCAATAAACGAAGCCCAACCAATGGCAGCAACAATATCCATTAAAACACGATCTTGATCAATATTCCAATAATGAAAAATTTCATATCCAAAAACCGCGAGAACTGCCCACGGAAAATATTTTACGAAAAAATTACGCATGTATTGTTTCCTTTATAAGTGGTTTACTAAGTGCATCTGCCAGAGGCTGTACATTTTCGCTTATCTTGTTGAGTTCAAACTTTGCACAGAATTTAATAAGCTGCGTACCAATCTGACGATTTTCTCTTGTAGTAACTGCCATTAAAGCAGTATCAATTTTATCCCGTATATCTATGGGCTGGGCAGTGAGATCAATAAGCACACGGTTGGCATCATAACGGTCAAGAACGCGATGTTCTACGCCATCATGATCTACCCAACGCTGTAGCATTAAATTGTTCCACGCCCAGCCCTTACGGTCGCGGTCAGCAAAGGCTTCGGTAAGTCCAACCCGCTTGGCTGTACCCTTGACACGAACGCCTGGACATGCTGACATCACATTATCTGTAGGATCGCCCCGCATACACTTTTCAAAAAGTATCCACTTAGGGTCGCCCACAGTCTTGTGTTTCTTGGTTAGCTTATCAATAACTGGCTTGTTATTGTCATCAAATACGCCTTCTAAGGTAATATGATGATTGGCTAACCCATTGTACATAGTAACATTTTCTGCTAACAACTGATGAAAATCACTGTCATTGCTAAGAATAACATGGCTATCAGATGGATGCAGTGCAATCCAACGAGCAATGA